GAGCGACTAAAGCACGTGAAATTTATGGTTATATCAAAGATAAATAAATAGTTGAAGTTTCAACTATTTTTTAATAAGATAAAATAAAAGGAGATGATTAAGATGAGTATAGGAGTCGTTAACAGTCAATTTACACCACAAAGTAAAATTTATTTATTGAAAGGTCTAGAAATTGACGCAATGAACAACACTTTTTGGGGTGCATTCGATACACCCGAAAAACAATTTAATTTTTTCATTAATAACTACGATCATATTGTTTTTGAAAATTATACGTATCAAAGAAAAGATGGGACGGTAGTCGTACCAGGTATTTATGATGATCTACGTTTATACAATTATTTAATTTATCAAAACGGTAATACGGGTAACAAATCAAAATGGATTTATTGCTTTATCACAAGTTTAGGGTACTTAAATGACAATGCCACTAGTATTTCCTTTGAAACAGATGTGATACAAACATGGCGATTTGAAATTGAAAATAATTTTATGGAGTCATACATCGCATACGAGCATAGACCACAGTTTTATACACAAGATAATCAATATTACCCATGTATTAATACACAGCCCGAAAATTTAGAGATTGGAACTGATTTGATTAGTGAAAACAACATTAGATTAGACCCCAATCAAGATAGAAGTTATGCGATTATTGGTATGACTTGTACAATGGATGGAAAAGACACATACACACATGGCACGCTTGGTAGTCCATCACAAATTAATTATTATATATTTCCTTTTTCACGAGTTACAGGTGGAGACATAAAAACATTGAAAATAGGCTCAACATCCGGAGAGGTTGTAACTATTAATGGTTTAAGTGAAATTATGAACGCAATACGATCAGATGATAAATTAGTCGGTAAATGTGTCTCTATTGTTGTAACGAATTCAATTCCCGGTTTAGTGGTAGAAGATAACCAAATTATTATAAAAAGAGATTGCTTTGAGGGTAAAATAGAAGGTGACTATCAGATACTAACTTATAAGCCGTATGTTATGTCAAGCATGTATGACTCTAGTTCGGACCAATTCGCAAAATCACGGTTTATAGACGCTATGAGTTATTTAGGTATTGGAGCAAGTGACAACACTAAAATGCTATGGTATCCTTACAGTTATTTTGTATTAAGCGATAGCAATGGAACAACAAAATTATTCAAAAATGAGTTATGGGAAAATATACATAAAATGCAATTTGCTTTTGTTGGCTCACCTAACTCATCTAAAATGAATGTAGTTCCAATTAATTATAAAGTTAAAAAAAATTCTATCGGTAATAATATCATGTTAAACTTAGATAACTCTTTTGAGTCTCAATATGAGAGTAGCTTACCAATTATTAGCGACACAACCGCATTAATGCTACAATCGTCACGTAACTCTATGAACGTAGGATTATCCAACATTAGAAGGTCAAACGAAACAAATTCAGCTATAGCAAGCGCAACCGGTAATGCACTAAGTGCACAAACAAGCTTACAAAATAACTTAAATTTAAGTGTAACCACACGGAACACAAATCTAGCTAGTAATTTGAACGATCTACAAAATAAATCAAATATGATAAATGCCAGCATAAGCGCTATAGGTGGTTTAAGTGGTGGTATTGCCAGCGCGTTAACCGGTAATATTGGCGGTGCTGTAGGTAGTTTAGTTGGAGCTGGTTTAGGCATTGGACAAACAGCCATGCAAAACCAAATCAATACAAAACAGACTAATTTACAAAACGCAAATGCACTTGCAAACGCAAATGCACAGGCTAGTGCTAATAGTCAATCAACCGAAATCGGAAATCAATTAAGACAATTAACAACACGATACCAAAATCAAACAAATATTCAAAATGCTATGGATAGTTACAACGCGCGTATTCACGACGCACAGGCAACTGCTGACAGCATTGTAACCGGTTCAAATGATTTACTACGACAAACGGCTTTAGATTTGAACACATTGATATTGTTTGCATATAAGCCAACTGAAGAATACCGCAATAAATTAAATCAAATATGGAACATGCGCGGTTATGCTACAAATGTAATTGACTACCCAAATTTACATTCTAAGTCGGCGTGGAATTATATACAGACCGTAAAGTGTAATATTAAAGGCACAAACATCGACCCGAACGATCTCGAAAAAATTAAACACGTATTTGATAATGGTATTACACTATGGCATGATAAAGAAATAGGAAATTATGACCGTGAAAATACTGAAAGATACCAACATGAAAATATTGATAAATTCGGTAACTACTTAAATAGAAAAGTGCATTAAATGGAAAAAGGTTGACGGTTCAACCTTTTTTATTTAACATATAATTAAAAGGAGATGATTAAAATGGATTTATTGAATGATACGAGCTCGTTCACAGATTATTGTAGAAACGCGGTGGATGTTGCTACAATGAATAATGGAGAGGCGGATTTTATTTATTATACATACTTACAAATGCTAAGCTTAAATATGTTTAAATATAAAGGCTTGCCGGAGTCCATTAATACATTTTATTTAGAATATGTACTACAAACACGTGGTTACATTGGTTTTTATGATGATGAAAGATTAGGCTTAATTTGTAGTGAAATCACATTAGGCGGTAAGCTTAACCACTATCAAATGCCAACCGAATACCATACAGTATCAACAAGTCCACTTGTGAAAAAGAATTTATCAAGTGAAGAGTGTGTTGTTATGAAAAACAGTCCTTTATATGTGGGTATCTTCCCATACTTAAATTTTTTCGCTAAAAAACTAGCCCTAACAAGTAGAACGATAGACCAAAATTTGACCATGCAATGGACTCCGTACATCATTACGGGCGATAAACGTATGTTACAGCAATTCAAAGTATTTATGAAGAAGATTTTGCAAGGTGTTCAAACAATCTTTACTTCAAAAGGATTTAGAACGGAAGACGTCAACGTACTACAAACAAATGCACCTTTTATTGCGGATGAATTGCACGGTATGAAACAAGCAATTTTACGTGAGTGTATGACATTCTTAGGGATTGAAAATGCCAACATGGACAAAAAAGAAAGGTTAGTTGCGGATGAGGTCAACGCAAACAATCAACAGGTTATTGCGTCTCGTAATATTTGGCTTAGTGAGCGTAAAAAAGCGATTGGAGAATTGAACAAGAAATTTAATTTAAACGCTAGTGTTGAGTTTGCACCATATGAGGATTTTGAAGACATCTTGAAATTGATTGAATTAGACGGTAATACAAGCCTTTCAGATTTTAAAGACGATCTAACAATTAAAAAAGAAGGTGATTAGTATGTTTAAAAAATTAAAAGTACCTAATTATTTGTTGACTTTACAAAGTCCGGTTCTTGCGGAAAACACAGAAACGATATGCGGAGTATGTCACAATCTAGCATTCACAGAGTTAATTGACGCTCAATATGAATTAAGCGATATGGAAGTTTTAGAAATCGCACGTAAAAAGATTTTCGATTTTAGCTATCCTTTTTATGATGACCTTGAAAAACGTAAAGCACTAGAAACGGGAATTTTAAAACATTTTTGGTTTGACGAGATCGGTCAAGAAACCTATGCGTATTGGAAATTTGAGCTACAACACTGGTTTGAAATCAATATGGATAGATATTTTACTTTGTTTAAAACTATTCCATTCCAAGACCAAGACGACCCGACAGCAAACACAAACTACACGGAAACTTATACACGTGATAGTCGTGGTAATACACAAGCGAGCGGAGAAGATACGAGCATCGCTTTACAGTCTGTAACTCCGGAGGGACGCGTGGACATTGAGACAAACGACTATGTTAATAACATCGCTAAGACAATTACCAAGCCAAAAAGCGCAAATGATACAACAGGACACGAAGAGTATAATTTTAAGCGTAAAGGTAATATCGGTATCCAAACACTAGCGGAAGTATTACAAGGCTCAAGGCGTGCAGTTATTACCATTGAAAACGAGTTATACGCGGAATTACAAGAATATGGATTATTTTTTAATATATTCTAGGGGGTAAAAATATGAATATTAATGTAAATAAATATTATGATTATAGACAAAAAGTATTAGGTACATATGTAGATCGTGATGGTGCTTACGGTTCGCAGTGTTGGGATTTGTATTTTGACTGGTGTGAAAAGAACGGATTTAAGGGTGCTAATTGTACGTCTAGCGGATATGTTAAAGATATTTGGTTAGATCGAAAAACAAACGGAATGACATACAATTGCGTTGAAATTACAGAACTACAACCAGGTGCAATCGTTGTTTTCAAAGAAGTACCAAACATTACACCTTTAAGTCATATCGCTATTTTCGATAGTGATGTGAACGGTGTATACGGTCGCTTTTTAGGGGCTAATCAAGGTGATAAAAACGGTTTAGTTAATATCGTTACACTACCTTATTCAGCCACATTCAACACGGCTTTCATGCCTAAAGCTATGATTTTAAATGATGAAAAAACTGAGAAAGTTTTAAATGAAATTCCAAGTGATTTTATTAAGGAATATGGTACTTTCTACCCAAATTGCACAATTAAAATCAGAGAAGCACCAAGTCAAAAAGGTAATGACACAGGTTTATATTATAAAAACGGTATGAGTGTAAGATATGACGGTTATGTTAAACGTGATGGTTATGTGTGGATTAGTTGGATTGGTAGTAGTGGTAAACGTCGCTGGATGGCTGGTGGTGAGTTAAAC